GGTGACCAACTGGCGCTGCAGCCGTGTCTCGACGTACCGCCTGGCCGCGGCGATCAACCGCAGGAACTGCCGCTCCTCGAAGTCCGCGACCGGCGACGTGCGTTTCACGTGCTCGCGGGCTTCGTCGGTAGTCAGCGGCTCCCCGGCCGGCGCGACGGTTTGTTTCCAGGTCGGCATGGCCTACTCGGCCGGTGGTTCGGTTTCCGCGCCGTCGGCCGAGGCCTCGTCCGTCTGGCCGCTGACGTGCTCGCCGGCTTCGACGCGCGTCTCGACCTCGGTCGGATCATTCCGCTGTTGCTTGCCCTTGCCCGGCTTCTTCGGCTTGGCCGGTTTACCGCTCGGCTTGCCTTCGTCGCCGGCGGCCGCGGCGCCGCTGGTCTCGACGGCGGGCTTGGCCGGCTTGCCGACCTTCCCCTCGGGCTGGAAGTACTCGGCGGCCTGCTGCTCGACGAGCTCGCGGGCGTAGTCCTCGTCGACCTCGATCTTCGCGCCGGCATTGGCGGAAAACGTGGGACTGGCCAGGGGCACCTTCATGCGCACCCAGACCTGCTTTACGTCGCGCGACATAATGGCTCCGTTTGGCGGCGCACTAGGCGCCGTAGTTGCCCGCGACCAACTGGGCGCCGACTTGCACGGGCAAGTCGCCGAGCTGGGCGCAGGGGTAGAAACCGGTTTTGGCGGTGTCGGTGATCGAGAGGGTGTAGGCCCCGGTTGCCAGCGTCTGGACGAGCAGGCACTTCTTGGCGCTGTGCGTGGCCAAGTCGACGCCGCTGGCGGCCTTCGCCTGCACGGCGCCCGAGGCGCTGGTGCCCGTCAGGCCCGCGCCTGTCGCGGCGTCGGAGAGCCAGATCAGCAGGTTGAAGACGCGGGCGATCGCGTTGCCCGCAGCGTCCTTGACCTGAAAGGTCAGCTCGCTGACGTTCGAGCTGCCGGCCGCCGGCGTCACGCTGACTTGCGCGGGCATGTTGACACCGAGCAGCCTGTCGACGCCGCCGGCAGCCATTTCTCGCGAGCCGCCCGAGTCGATGATGTGCCGGCCGCCCACGTGATCGACGGCGCCCCCCTGCTCGCGGTAGTTGAGGGCGTTGACAGTCATCGTGGCACCTCGTGAGAACCTGCAAAATGAATCGAACCGCTGGTGGCCGCCGCAGCGACCGCGACGCTACGCCGTCTGGTCGGACTTCGGCAGCACGCGCGCGCTGCCCAGGATCGCCATTGCGGAGATCAGCGCCGCGCCGGTGTTGTTGGCCGGCGTGATCGTCATTCGCACGTAGCGTTTCCGCCCGAGGTAGCCGATCTTGCGCACCTCGTTGTCGTCATCGAACTGGAACGACGCGCCCGCCTCCGTCCCGCTGAGGTTGTCATCGTGGACAGCGGCGGCGTCGGCCAGGTTGGCCACGTTGCCATCCTCAACAAGCACCGTGAAGGTGGCGTCGGCATCGGCAAGCGAACCGGTTGCGATCGCGAACACCAGCGCGTCGCGATTGGCGCGATCGATGATCTGCGACACGACCGGCGTGTTGTCGCCTACTGACACCGGGCTGATTGCCCGTCGCAACTCGATCTGGTTCATCAGGTCGATCATGGTCGCCTCGGTTTACACGGTGATTCGTTACGGTTTTCTGTCGTGGTTGTCGGTGCGCTCGCTCGGCCCTGCGACGCTAGTTGGTCTTCAGGCGTGCGAAGGCCTCTTCGAGCACCGGCATGCCGTCGTGCTTTCGGCGGCCGATGTAGACGACCTGGTTTTGCCGCGCGGCCAGCTCGAGGCAGACCTGGATTTCGAGATCCAGCGCGTCGGCGTACCAGTAGTAGCCAAAGTCGGCCAACATGCCGACGTAGAGGCCTGTCGTGAAGGTGCCCGGGCAGAATTCCGAATCTTCGACCGGCCGGCCGTGCAGCAAGTCGGGTTCGCCCGCTCGCAGGCCGGGCACCCAGAGATACTGGCCGTTGCCGTCCTTCAACTTACGGAGGTTCTTGACGCCGGTTCGGTTGAACAGCCAGGTCGACCGATTGCGATACTGCGACTTCAGCGAGTAGTACGCATCGATCAGGCCATCGCCGGTAAACCCGGTGGCGCTCCCCGTGAGCACGTCGCGCGACGTCGAGATGCCGTCAGTCGACGCGGTGAACATGCCGAGCGGCTTCTCGGCGCCGTCCCCGGTCATGTAGGCCTGCTCTTCGACTTCACCCGAGTCGCGCGCCAGTTCCTCACGGATGAAGCCCACGATATCCATGTCCGACGTGCGGACCAGGTCGCGGCTGACGGAGATCTCGCCGGTCATGTGGTGCGGATAAAGCGACTTTTTGCCGAACCGCAGCGACGAGTCGGCCGTCGACACCTCGAGCTCGGCCGAATAGGCAAAGGTGCTGGCCTTGGTCGTGCGGCAGCGGACGCCGAGCGACTTGGCTTCCCGCACGACGAAACCGCGGGCCAGCTTGCGAATGCGTACCGCGTCGTCGACATTCTTGAGCATGTCGCGGACCATCTGTTCGGCCGCGACCAGATACCCGCCTTCGGGGTTCTTGCTCGACTGCAATGCCAGGTTTTCGAGCAACTCGCTCGGGTCGCCGGTCCGCAGGAAGTTGGTGAACTGCTCCAAGTACTCGGGCGTGCCGCGCGGACCGAGCTTGTCAGTCGCCAGTTTTTTGCCGTCGACGCCTGGCTGGCTGGGATCGGTCTGGCGGTCAATGTCCTGCTGGAGAATCGACGCTTCGAGGTTGGCGAGCCGCCGGCGGCGATTTTCGCCTTCGTTCTTGGCGTTGATCTTCTTCGTCAAGGCGTCAATTTCGGCGTCGAGCGTTTCGTACTGCCCCGTCTCTTCGGCGGACAGCTCGCGCTTCTCGTTCTGGGCCTTGTCGAGAATCCCCTTCATGGTTTCGAAGGAGGTTTTGCGCTTGTCGAGCAGTTCTTTCAGCGATTCCATCGAAAGCCTCCGCGCCGGAGGCCTGCCGAATACGAAATCGGGCGCATGCCACCGGCAAAGTTCCAAAAGTGGAAACCTTGCGAGTGAAGCTGCGCCCGCGACGGCGTTCGAAGCACTCACTGTTCCGCATGCTGGGCGATCGCAACGGCGTCGCACGCGAAAGCACGCGGCAGATCAAATTGTTGAGCTACCACCGACCTTACCACGGGTTTGAGTGCCGTGGCGGCATTCGCGAAAAATTCTTAGAACGATTTTTCGCGGAGCGCCAGGCGGCGCCGCAGCACGTCCAGGCTCGCCGTCGGTGCTGGCGCGTCGCCGTAACGGTTCGACAGGTAGCGATCGAGCCAGGCCGAGCAGCGGGCCTCGACGACGTCGCGGGGTTGGCCGGCAAACAGTTGATCGAGCATCTGGCTAGCAGCTCGCACCGCGGCATCGGGCAATTCGCCGGTCAGCACGCTAGCAGAAAGCAACCCATCGACCGCGTCGCCCGTGTCCACGATGTCGCTGGCATGGATTTGCTGCGGACGCCAGAGGGGCGGCAGCGGATTACCCGCCGCGTCGGTCTTGCGGCTGCCGTCTTCGTTCAGCCGATACTTACGCTCAACGCGCAGCACCAGACTGCTCGACAACGCGTCCGAGTCGTCATCGGCCAGGTCTAGAAGGTATGTCCCGAGGTCACCTTTGGGGGAAATGAACGCCGCCGGCGACAGGTAGAGATCGGCGCGCACCGCGGCCACCGTGGCGCCGCTTTCGAGCTTCACGGAGTCGAGTCGTGGCTCCCGGGCCCGGCCGACATAATTGCCGAGGCCGTCCTCGGAGAGACTTGGATGCGTAAAGCGACTCTTGGTCCCCTTGGGCTTGGCGCTCATCAACTCGACGATCGACTGCAGCGACTGCTCGTCGAACTCGCCGCGCCCTTCGCTCTTGAACGGTCCGAGCTGGGCGACGACGTAGCCGAGGATCGCCTTCTTTTCACGATCAACACCGATCGGGCGGCCGCCGGCGTCGGCTTTCAGCCACTCGGGAGTTACGGGCATGGTTCTGGGCATGGTGCTTGCTCCGGATAAAAGCTGGTGAGTCGATCGAGTTCCCATTGATCGGTGACTGCCTGGACGCGGGCAGCGAGCTCGGCCGGCTGGCATTCGGCCGCGGCCAACAAACCCTCCCGCGCGCGATCGCGCCAATTCGCCACCAGGTCGGCGGCCGTCGGCTCGGCCAGCTCGAGCTCCTCGACGAACTGCGGCGCGTGCCGTTCGTAGAATTCGTCGACGCGGCTTAGGAACGTTTTCGGGTTGCGCGACGCACGGCGCACCGCGTTTGCTTCCTTGAACGTCAGGCGCTTGACGATCTTGCCGGCGAACTGGCGGCGCAGTTGCCGCTCGATCGCCGATTGCTTCTCGCCGGCGGGATCTTGTTTGCCGGCGGGGCCCTGCGGTTGCGCGGGATCTTGCGTTGGCGCTTTCTCGCTCTGCTGGCCCCCCTTCGGTTGCGGCGGGTCTTTGACCTGGTCGGCCGAGATCATGTTGCGCGGCACCAGGTAGATCTTCCCCTGTCCCTTCGGCAGCGGATTCTCGTCTTCGAGCTCGAGCACGTCGTCGGCCGACTTCCAACCCCAGTTGCGGGCGATCGAGTACGCCTTGTAGCGCGTGAGCAGATCGCCTCGCACGAGCGCGTTGACGTTGTGCTTGACATAGAAGGGACTGTTGCGGCCGAAGACCTTGCGCCGCGCCTCCTGCTCGTACTTCATTAGGCACGGTTGCATGGTGAAGACGATGAACTCCAGCGCTTGCTGCTCCAGTGTGCTGTTATTGGCCTTGCTGAGATCTCGCAGCAAATGCGGCGGCATGTTGAGCCAGCGGGCAACCTCAACCACGGAGGTCGCACGCGTTTGCAGGAATTGCGCCTCTTCGGGTGGATTGCCGAGCTTGTGAACTTCGACCCCCTCCTCGAGGACATAGACACCGTGGCCTCGACCAGATCGACTGTGATCCTGCTTGAACTCCTTGCCGAGATTCTTACGCGCTTCTTCGCTCAATCGCTTGGGATGGCTAAGCACGACCCCCGGCGCGGCCCCGTTGCCGAAATACGTCGCGCCGTATTCCTGCGCGGCCAGTCCGAGGCCGAGTGATTCGGCCGCGTGCGCGATCACGCTCTGGCCCCACAGCCCATTCTTGGTAAAGCCGGGCACGTGGAAGACGTCGCCGGCTGCCAGGTTGCGCTTGCCGTCGACCTGAAAATAAAGCTGGCGAGTACTCGGATCGCGAAGCTGCTGGACGCGCCAGGGCTCGAGCGGCCACATCGCGCGAATGTTGCCGCCACCGTCCCACTGGATCTCGCCAACGCAATTGCCGAAGAGCTTGCGATAGACCTCGAGCAGTTCCCAGCCGACGGCGGCCGACATTTCGGGGTTCATCTCGTCGTGAAACACCCACCAGGCGGGATGATCGTAGGCGCGCGTGCGATAGACGCCGTCATCCCGGTGCACGCAGCACGGCAGTTGCCCCTTCGTTTCGGTGAGCACCTGGATGCCGGCATAGAAGGCCGACAGCGCCAGCGCACGTTCCTCGTCAACGCGTTGCCCAGAGGCAGTCGCGCGCCCCAAGCCGAAATACCGCGCGATCGCCGGATCGCGCGGATCGATCGCGTCGATGACTCGCGAGAGTGCCTGACCGACGACGCGTTTGAACCCAGCAAACATGGACGCCCCTCAATATGTCGCGCGACGTAATCGCGGCCGCGGCTAGAACCGCATCGGTCCCCGTTCCTCGTACACGCTCGGTCCGTCTTCGTACTCGAGACCTGGCCCCAGTCCCATGATGCCGGCGACGACGCCGTCGATCGTCTGAATCAATCCGTTCTTCGGCTTCACCGGCCGCATGTTCGCGTTAACGTCTTCTCTGATGGTGGTGTTGCCAACCTGCCAAGCCAGCACGGGATTGCCGTCGTGCTCGAGCTTGTGATCGATCACCAACCGTTCGAAGGCCGCGGTCGGTCCGGCGAAGTGACCGATGGTTTGCGGGAAGCGGAAGAAGCGATCTTCGTCGAGGCCGTCATGATTGATTAGCCAGTCGGTGTGCGGTTCGGCATACTTTTCGTCATAGGCCAGCATCTGCACGTCGAAGTCTTCGAATGCCTGGCGAACCGCCTCGCGGATGAAGGCGTAGTCGCACGACGTCCCCTCGGTCAGTACGATCCAACCCTCGTCCGCCCATTCCTGATAGCGCACCTTTTCGGCCAGGTCCTGCGCGCGCTTCTCGGGGAGCCAGTACTTCACACAAATCCGCCACGGGTCTTCATCATCGGGTGGAAACAGGAAGGCCAGCGCGCTGGTGTCGCGCGTCTTGCCGAGGTCGAGCCCCAAGTAGCAGCGCTCGCCCTTCAGGTCCGAAAGTGAGAACTTGCCGAAGCACGCTTCCCAGTCGGCCGACGAGATCCACGGCGACGCGGAGTTTTGCCAGATGTTGAGCCGGTATTTCTTGAACTTCGAGAGCTCGCGCGGCGAGTTGGCCGATTGGCGGAAGTCGGCGACGAACTCGTCGCGATCGATGGTGTGCCCCCAGGCCGGGTTGGCGAGCTTCCCCCACTTCTCCGGCTCGGCCGCCAGGTCACCATCCGACAGGTCCTGCGGCGCCCCGTAGAAGATGAAGAGCGTCGCGTCGTCGTCGATCTCCCCCTTCTCGATCTTCGTGCCGCGCTCCCAATCTTCGTGGCCGTACGACTCGGGATCGTCCCCCACGGTCGACACGCGGATAAACACCGGCTCGCTGCGTGAGATCCCGGCCCGCGACACGACGCTGACGAATTCTCGATCGACGACGTGTGTCTCGTCCATGAACAGGTCGCCGTTGAGACCCTCCTTCGACTGCTGCGTTTTGACGTTGGCGCCGGTGAGCGCCTGCAGGATGGAACGCGTCGGCCGGTGCAGGATCTTCTGCTCGATCTTGTTGATCTCGCACTCCGCCATCAGCGCCGGCGAGGCCTGGCACATTTCGACGGCGTGGCGGACCGAGTTTTCGCGAACCTGTTTGCCATCCTTCGACAAGAAGAAGACTTTGGCCCCCATCTCGCCGTCGCCGCAGAACTGATAGAGGCCCCACCAGGCGAGCGTCGGGCTTTTCTTGTTCTTCTTGGGAATCCAGATCGAGGCGTTGCGGAAGCGCCGCACCCAGCGGCCGAGTCGCTCCGACCAGCGGACCCAACCGTACAGGCGCATGGTGGCGTCAACTTGCCAGTCGCGTGGAATGAGCGGCTGGCCGGCATACTCCCCTTCGTAAAGACATAGGTTGTCCTGCGCAAAGTCGATCACGAGCTGGCCGCGCTCTTCGTCGAAACGGCAGCCGCGCGAAGCGGCGCGTTCGTCCGCGGCGTTGCGAATCCAGCGTTTCGTGAGTCGATCGATCTTGGCCATTACCTACGTTTCCGCGATGCGATGCCGGCGGCCTCTTTCTTGGTCGAAGCGCCGGCGACATTGGTCTTCGTCGCCGGCGAATAGCCGAACTGCCGGCCGAGTTTGTCGAGCCGGTCCGCCGCTTTGTTGCGGATCCCGACCAGCGGATGCTGGTAAACATTGCCGGCGTCGCTCTGCGCAGTCCGGCTCTTGAGCTTCGCGAGCTCCTGCAGGGCAAACACGTACTCAGCCCAGGCCTCGCAGAAGAGAACGAGCGGCACACGGTAGGCGCGATCGATCAAACCGCGAGCCGATAGCTCGGCAATTTGGCGGTGCCATTCGGCGAGCGCTTCGCCCTCGAACCAGTCGGGCGGATCGGGCGCTCCATCGATGGGCGCCGGCTCAGCCGCCCGCGACTTAGCTCGAGTACTTCCGCGCAATGCCAGGTCGGCGGCGCTCTTGCGATTCGGCCCCCTCGCCCCCAAGCCACCCCCCCCTATGAAAACCCGGCCAAAAATGTGCGGCATGGGGTCGCGGCTAACCGACCCCTGTAACATATCTTTTTGACCCCCCCTAGCCTGGGGGATCGTTGGCAGCGCTTATTGTTGTCGCTTGCCGTGCCAATGCTCCTTCGCCGTGCGGCTATCGTGATGGCGTTTGCAGCTCGATTTCAGGTTGTCGAGCTCGTAGGCCAGATCGGGCCGCTCACGTCGATCCTTGGCATGGTCAACCACGGTGGCAATCGTCTTCACGCCTTCCTGCAGGCAGTACTCGCACAACGGATTCGCTCTCAGCTTGATCGCACGCAGCTTGCGCCAACGCTTGCCGCTATAGAACGAATGGTCTGGTGCACGCTGCCTGTCGTAGCGCTGACGCCTTGCTCGTCGATCGCCGGCGGGGTGCCACGTCTTAGGGAGGTTGGGCATTACTCAACCCACCAATGCACGAACTGCGTGCCGCTGGCGGCCCGAGCCCAAACACCTGTCTCATCACCACCGTCGATGTCACGGCTCAGCTCAAACGATCGCTCTTCGCCTGCATCCAAAGGCCAACCACAGTTCGCGTTCCCCTTGGTGCCGTTGACGGAGCCGCTGTTGCCCGCGTGCACCAGGTCGGTGGCGTCGATGTTGGAACGCACGAGCAATCGCCTGGCCCAGTTGGGCAGCGGCGCCGGCACGATCTGCTGAGGAGTCGTGCCGAGCGCCACACTGCCGCTGTATCGAAAGCGCTTGGCCAAGGGCTGCTCGACCCAGTAGCCACTGGTGGCCATGCTGCCGGCGACGCGCACCAGCTTGCCCCGTGGGATCTCCAGCACGCGGCCGCCGCCCCAATCGAAGCGAATCCCGGGCCCGTTAATCGTCCCGACGTCGATAATCTTGGGCGCCGCCAGAAACGGATTCGGCGTCACGCGCCAGATCCAGCGCCAACCGGCAAACACTTTGCTGACGATCGCCGGCCGCCGCATGACGTCGACCTCGTCGAACGGCGCTTGCGGTTCGGCCTTCGCGCCGGCAAACCCGACCAGCTCGTCGCGCTCGGCGATCAAATCGACGAAGCTGCGCAGGTGAGCGATCTTGGCCGCGTCGGTCCAGTCGTAAAATGACACGTCGCACTCGGCCAGCGTGGCGTGCAGCACGAGCTCGGCCCAGCTCCGCAAATCGCCGGCCGCGCCGAAGATCGTGCTGGTCGCATCGGGATCGCTCAAGTACTGGTAGCGGCCGACCGTGCTGGCCGCATCGAGCGACTGGATCTGCGAAAGATGGGCGACCAGCATCCGCCACACGCGCTCGGCGGCGGTCCCCGCGGTACCGCCGGTCCCTACCTGCTGGCTCAACGTCGGCCAGTGCCAGCGCCGCCACTCGGCGATGAAGTCGGCCCCGTAGGCCGCAAAGCTGTTGCGATTGCCGATGGCCCCGCCGAGGCCGTACGGCGGCGCATACTTGGCCGCCGCGCTCACCACGGGGCGCGTGCCGACGGCGACGAACCCCTGATCGTAATCGTGCACCGTGCAACTAAAGCGATCGGTGATCTCGGCCGCCACCGGGGCCCACTTCGCCACGTAGTCGGCCT